GATGGCGCAATGGTTCAAAGACCAAGAGGCTAATTTATGATTAGACCCTTTGTGCTTGCCTTCCACAAGCAGAACTCGGGTGTATCACACCACAGGACATTTGCACCCTTGATATGCCACAAGGATGTAGATGTCTTTTTCATTGAGAAGATTACCGACATTGACCCCGAGATGTGGCCGAAGGTCACTCACATCTTTGCCTCAAGGGCATTCCCTGTTGAGCCGTTTGATGACTTTGTAAAGCTTTGCCGTAAGGAGGGCATCAAACTAATCGTTGATAACGATGATTGGTGGGTTCTACCCCCTACTCATCCCCTGCAAGGACTGTACGTTGAGCAGATGAGAACGCGCATTGTGCGCTCTATGAAAGCAGCGGATGAGGTATGGGTGACAAACAAGCACCTTGCCTCAAAGGTCAAGAAGTATAATACCAACATCCGAATCATCCCCAATGCCATCAGCGTACCAACGTGGCAGGTAGAGCGAGAGCCAAGCGAAGAAGTACGCTTCGGATATATCGGAGGCAACCACCACGCAGCAGACGTAAGAGAGTCCACAATCAACCTTGAAGGCTATCAAGGCTATGTCGCAGAGGTAGATGGCTACCCCGATATAATGAAGGCAAGCCATAGGCTTCCTACGATGCCACCAACACACTACCACAAGCTCTACGAGTTTTTTGACGTTAGCCTTGTGCCGTTAAGCACTTCCGAGTTTGCCAAGTGCAAGTCGCACCTAAAGATGCTTGAGGCAGGCTTTAGCAAGTGCGCCTTGATAGTGAGCAACACACAACCCTATTCACCATACATCACAAAGGATAATTGCATTGCTATCAAGCACCCAAGCGAATGGGCAGGAGCAATCAAGAGGCTAAAAGAAAACCCCAACCAAGTGGCTGATATAACGGAATCGTTATACGAGTTTGTGCAAGATTTCACAATGGACAAAATAAACGAACTGCGATGCTTTACATAGTCACTCCCTGCTCACGCCCTCATAACCTCGTGAGGCTAAAGCAACATATCCCTGCCTACGCAACGTGGGTGGTGATGATGGATGCTGCTACCGACTTCAAGGGAGCAACAGGCGCATCAATCACACACTACTCTACACGCACGGGGGATATGGGCAACCCCCTACGCAATGAGTTCCTTGAATTGTATGCTGATTCCTTTACCAAAGAAGATTGGGTTTATTATTTGGATGATGACAACATCCTGCATCCAAAGTTCCTTGAGGAGTGGAACAACCTAAACTCCCTTGACTGTTCAATCGTAACGTGGGGGCAAGGGGGCAGGCTACGCCCTACCGACCAACCCCAAGTCGGCAACATAGACACCGCCTGCTATATGTTTAAGCCATACGACCTGCCCAACCTGCGCTTTGAGATGGCCTATGAGGCCGATGGTATCTTTGCAAGTGAAGCGGCAAGGCTCGGCACACTTATCTGCGTAGAGCAGTACCTTTGCTACTACAACGCCCTAAAATGAAAACGAGTAAACAAATAGACGGGTGGTTCAACCACCAAGCAGCATACGATTACCTCCTTGCCAATATGCCCGAAGACGGCACGTTCATAGAGTTGGGGGCTTGGCTCGGTAAGTCATCGGCCTACCTATGCGATAAAGCAACATCCCAAAACATCACAATCATAGACACTTGGAAGGGTTCGCCAAACGAATTGACCACAACCCATAAACTTGCAACGGAGGTGGACATCTACAAGCTCTTTGTGGAGAATATGGGTGAGCGCAAGTACAAGGCAATCAAAGCAACATCCAAAGCAGCATCAAAGAAGTTTGCCAACGAATCGTTAGACGTGGTATTCATAGACCTAACCCATACCTATGAGGCGGTAAAGGAAGACATCAAGCTATGGCTACCCAAAGTAAAGAAGGGAGGCTTTATCGCAGGAGATGACTACCACGAACATTGGAAGGGAGTAATACAAGCCGTTGATGAGCTGCTGCCTCGTGCTTGGTTCATTGATGACTGTTGGATTTACCAAAGGTGAAAAACCACACAAAGGTCTACCTCAAGGGGATGGGCTACTCCACAACTGACTTCATTCCTTGCGAGGTATGTCAAGCCCAAGCGCAAGACATTCACCACATAGAATCACGCGGAATGGGTGGAAGCAAAATTGCTGATACCATAGAAAATCTGATGGCTCTATGCCGACCTTGCCACGTTGCATACGGGGATATCAAAGAATGGAAGGAGCGACTTCAAGCAACACACGATCACCACCTCGCAAAAAGGGTTATTTAGATACAACCGAAAATAACGGAATTGAACGGATATGAAAGATGACAAAGGCAGGTTCATAGCAGGCAACACAGGAAGGCCAAGCGGAACACCAAACAAGACCACCAATAAAATCAGAGAGGCATTCCAAACCCTCATCGAAGCCAACCTTGAGAATATGACCCTATGGCTCACGCAGGTGGCAGCAGATGACCCGAAGGGCGCACTTGACCTCTTGAACAAGATGGCGGAGTACACGACTCCCAAGCTCGCAAGGGTTGAGAACTCACACGAGGTATCGGATGAGCTAACGAAAATCAAGGTAGAGATTGTCCGAACTAAACCTAAAGAGTAGCGAACTCTTTGAAAAGAACTACACCGCACCAACTCGGATAGTAGTCAATCAAGGCGGCAGCCGAAGCGGTAAGACCTACTCGCTTTTGCAGATGCTCATCGTGATGGCGATGGAGGATAGGGGCAAGGTGTACTCCATTGTGCGCAAGTCTCTGCCCTCTCTGAAGATGACGGCCTATCGTGACTTCTTTGAGATTCTAAATGCCAACGGCCTCTATGATGAGGCACGGCATAACAAGAGCGACTACACCTACGAGCTGAATGGCAACCTCTTTGAGTTCATAAGCCTTGACCAACCGCAGAAGAAACGGGGAGCAAGACGTGACTACCTATTTTGCAACGAGGCAAACGAGTTAACGTGGGAGGATTTTTTTCAGCTCTTGATTCGTACCACAGGCAAGATATGGGTTGACTACAACCCCTCTGATGCGTTCCATTGGATATACGATAAGTTGCTGACAAGGGATGACGTAACGTACATCCAAAGTACCTATCTCGACAATCCGTTCTTGGATGCCTCGATTGTTGAGGAGATAGAAAGGCTGCAACATACGGACAATGACTATTGGAGAATCTACGGACTTGGAGAACGTGGTATGAGCAGAGCCACCATCTTTCAATACGGGCAGGCAGAGATACCAACCGATGCCACGCTCTTATGTCACGGGATGGACTTTGGCTACACCAACGACCCCACCGCACTTGTGGCAGTTTACAAGTCGGGGGACAATCTTTATGTGGATGAGTTGATTTACCGCACGGGTATGACCAACCCCGACATCAGCAACGTACTTGCCTCACTTGGGCTTGACCGAAGGGCAGAGATATATGCTGACTCTGCTGAACCCAAATCTATTGAGGAGCTGCATCGTATGGGATGGAACGTGAAACCCACGCAGAAGGGCGCAGATAGCGTTATAGTGGGTATTGACGTACTGAAGCGGCACAAGCTATTCGTAACCCCACGAAGCAGCAACCTAATTAAAGAATTGCAAAACTACAAATGGGTAGAGGACAAGAACGGCAACCTGCTCAACAAACCGATAGACGCATTCAACCACGCCATTGATGCGCTGCGCTATGCGACCTACAACAAGTTGAGCAGACCTAACTTTGGCAGGTATGCCATACGCTAAAACTAAAAGGTTATTTTAATACAATGGAACTAAAGGTAATTGTACCCACCGCCCTATCAGAGATCACGCTTGACCAATACCAACGCTTTGCGAGGCTTGAGGGCGATGAGGAGTTCTTGACCCACAAGATGCTTGAGATATTCTGCGGAGTGCCTCTTGCCAATCTTCCGAATGTGCGTATCAAAGATGTGAGCCACATCAGCAAGCACATTAGTGCTATGATTAACGAGAAGCCAAGCCTCACGCCAACCTTCACGATGGGGGACACCAAGTACGGGTTTATCCCTGAACTTGACAATATCACCTATGGTGAGTTCGTTGATCTTGATGGATACCTGCAAGACGTGCAAGACCTGCACAAAGCGATGGCCGTATTGTATCGCCCTATCACGAGCGAGGTCAAGCATCGGTATCTAATAGAGCCATACGAGGGCGCAGGCAAGTACTCGGAGCAGATGAAGCAAGCCCCGATGAGTGTTGCTATGGGCGCAACGCTTTTTTTTTGGCATTTAGGGAACGAATTGTTGCAGGCTATGCTGACCTCTTTGGAGGCGAAGAATCAAACGAATACTCCAAGCAAGGACAATTCAGCAAGCAATGGGGATGGTATGCAACAATCTATCAACTTGCTAAAGGAGACATTAGGCAGTTTGCAGAAATTACACAACTACAACTCCACGAGTGCCTACACTTCCTCACCTTTGAAAAGCAAAAGCAA